CACCTGGTCGGTCAACACTTGAGAGAGAGAAAACTCTATTCTTAACAGAACGTAAGTTATTTCTCTCTATCTCGTATAGCCGGTCAAGGATACTCTTCCCAAAGAAACTGGATGATTTAGCTAATGCGTAGCTCCCTTTCTCAAGCAATGATTTATCATTACGTGGGAGAGAGAACGTACGAAGCTTCATCGATCAGTTATGACCTGTCTTGTTACTATCATTCAGATCATTTAGTAAATCGTCAAATTCCTTCCGGACTGCATGGTATGCATTCCATAAAGGAGTATCGGATAAACCTAGTGATCTTTCTGAAGGTGACAATCTCTGTCTATCTATTCTACCTCAGTAACTCTTAAACTCCATTGTCATCTTTGTTAACATGCCCGTCAAGGGTATGTCCTCAAATTTGAAACCGAAGTATTTAGAGTTAACTGATTGGGAAAAGGCATGGATAAGTGTTTCCTTGAAAAGCTCTAAGGAGCTTTCATCGTCATACGGATCCATTTGGAGGTTATAATCAATTAAAATTTCATTTATGAAATCTTTGATCGATATAAGTCCATGTACTGAATTAAGTACACCTATTACCAGTTTTGAATTATCCTTGATCGAATTAACATATGATCTAGGAAGCTTCTTAACGATAGAAAGATATTCAGAGACACTTGACGGAACACTATCTGCAGGTGTTAAACCTCTTTCCCTAGTCAGTTCTCATAAGAGAGTAGTAAGCATAGTTCAACTATTCTTACATTCTATCAAAGAGTTGATTGGGAATGGAGATATTTCTTCACCTTGGTGGAAGATTCTCTTAGCAAACTCAAAAAAGTTTTCACTTTTGTGAGTCTTAAGCTTAGAGATTTCTAACCCAAGTGACAGGATAACCTGCATATAGAGTTCACCAACGTCCTCATCCCCAATTACAATATCGTCACCGAGTAGGGCGTAAGGAAGTTTTTTTCAATTCTTCCCAAGCAATCTACAACAGTAATAGATAATGTAGTGGTGAGTTAGTGCAAAGGAGTTAAAAGATGAGTAGGCTCCCATAGGATTACCAACAGCATAGTATAATTTACTTTCTCTGTTGAAATCAAAAGGGTAACCTACCATCACATCTCTCCATGCGTCAACATAGGAGGCTGGTAACTGAGCTTTAAGAAGTATTTCTATAAGAGTAATAGGGAACCTGTCTGTAGCGTTAGATAAATCTACACTATAGAAGACCTTACTACCCTTAAGAATCTTTT